GTGAGTACATCATTCAGAGCTGGGACACGGCGTTTGAAGTTAAGACGACCGCCGACTATTCGGCGTGTACGACGTGGGGTGTGTTCTACAACGAGGAGGAAGATAACTCCCCGCAGATCATCTTGCTGGACGCGTTCAAGGACAGGATGGCGTTCCCCGACCTGAAGGTGACGGCGTTGAAACACTGGAAAGAGTGGGAGCCTGACGCGTTCATTGTGGAGAAGAAGGCTTCCGGCGGGCCGCTGATACAAGAGCTGCGGGCGATGGGCATACCCGTGCAGGAGTTCTCCCCCAGCCGGGGCAACGACAAGACAGTGCGCGTAAATGCTGTTGCTGATTTGTTTGCCTCTGGTAAAGTCTGGGCACCGGACACCCGCTGGGCACGCGAAGTTATTGAGGAAGTTGCGTCTTTCCCTGTTGGCGAGAACGACGACTACGTAGATACAACAACTCAAGCACTCCTGCGCTTTAGGCAGGGTGGGTTCATCTCATTGGACTCAGATGAGAAAGACGACAGAATTTACCGTGGGCGCGTAGCCGCCTACTATTAAGGATCAACATGGCAACGAACATCGACAAAGCACTCTTTCAGCAACCGCAGGGCATCGACGCACTGGCCGAGGATGAGCAGGGAATTGAGATTGAGATCGTTGACCCTGAAGAAGTCAGCATTGAGGGCCCGGGGTTTGCCATCGAGTTGGCTAAGGTTGAGGCGGAGAACGACTTCGATGTCAATCTGGCCGAAGAGATGGACGCCGGTGCCATTGAGTCGATGGCCGGTGACTTGGCTGGAGACATTGACAACGACCGCAACTCGCGCAAAGAGTGGGAGAAAGCCTACACCGAGGGCTTGAAGCTGCTGGGCTTGCAGGTCGAGGAGCGCACAGAGCCTTGGAACGGCGCGTCTGGTGTGTTCCACCCGATGATTACCGAGGCTGTGGTCCGGTTTCAGTCAGAGGCAATCACAGAGTCATTCCCCGCCCAAGGGCCGGTGCGCACGAAGATCATTGGTAAAGAGACCCCGGAGAAGCAGCAAGCTGCGCGGCGTGTCGAAGCCGACATGAACTACGAGCTGACAGACGTGATGAAAGAGTTCCGCCCAGAGCACGAGCGCATGTTGTGGTCGCTGCCAGCCACAGGCTCAGCGTTCAAGAAGGTGTACTACGATCCCAATCTGGGTCGTCAGGTGTCGATGTTTGTGCCCGCAGAAGACATCATCCTGCCGTACGGCACGACTGACATGGACACTTGCTACCGCCTGACACACGTCATGCGCAAGACCAAGAACGACATCATCAAGCTCCAGAAGGCGGGCTTTTACCGTGACATCGAGCTGGGTGATCCCACACGCGAGCAGACCAACATTGAGAAGGCCAAGGATAAAGAGACGGGCTTCAGCGATCTGAACGACGACCGCTACGTCCTGATGGAGTGCCACGTTGACTTGGACCTCAAGGGGTTTGAAGACAAGGACGAGAGCGGCGAGCCCACAGGCATTGCACTGCCGTACGTAGTAACACTCATCAAGGGGACCAACGATGTTCTGTCCATTCGACGCAATTGGCGTGAAGATGATGAACTGCACCTCAAGCGCCAGCACTTCGTTCACTACCAATACATTCCCGGCTTCGGTGCGTATGGCTTTGGACTGTTCCACCTCATCGGGGGCTTTGCCAAGTCAGCAACTAGCATCATGCGCCAGCTTGTGGACGCCGGGACACTATCGAATCTACCCGGGGGCCTCAAGTCTCGCGGACTTCGGATCAAGGGTGATGACACTCCGATTGCCCCCGGCGAGTTCCGTGACGTAGACATTGGCTCAGGCGCACTGCGGGACAACATCCTGCCACTGCCGTACAAAGAGCCGTCGCTGGTCTTGTTCCAGTTGCTGGGTACCATCGTTGAAGAGGGTCGCCGTTTCGCAGCTACTGCGGACATGAAGGTTGCCGACATGTCGGCCAACGCCCCGGTGGGCACAACTCTGGCTCTACTGGAGCGCCAGCTCAAGGTGATGTCGGCTGTGCAGGCGCGTATGCACTACGCGTTCAAACAAGAGCTGCACCTGTTGGCCATACTCATCCGTGACTACACAGACCCCGCGTACGACTACGAGCCGGACCGTGGCGGGCGCAGAGCCAAAGCAGAAGACTACAGCCACGTAGACATCATCCCCGTGTCGGACCCCAACGCGGCAACCATGAGCCAGCGTGTGGTGCAGTACCAAGCCGTCATCCAGATGGCGCAGATGGCCCCCGAGATTTATGACCTGCCTCTGTTGCACCGCAACATGCTGGAGGTGTTGGGCATCAAGAACGCTGACAAGCTCGTGCCGCTGCCAGACGATCAAAAGCCGAGAGACCCTGTGTCTGAGAACATGATGGTACTCAAGAGCGAGCCGGTCAAAGCGTTCATGTACCAAGACCACGAGGCCCACATCAAGGTGCACATGTCCGCGATGCAGGACCCGATCATCATGCAGTTGGTTGGCCAGAACCCCAAGGCACCGATGATCCAAGGGGCCATGATGGCGCACATTGCCGAGCACGTTGGCTTTGCGTACCGTCAGAAAATTGAGCAGCAGCTCGGCATGCCCCTGCCACCGGAAGACGAGAAGCTCCCGCCGCAGATCGAGGTCGCACTGTCTGCCATGATGGCGCAGGCTGCGCAGCAGGTTCTCCAACAGAGCCAAGCGCAGCAAGCACAGCAACAGGCTCAGCAGCAAGCCCAAGACCCCGTGCTCCAGCTCCAGCAGCAGGACATGCAGATCAAGCAACAAGAAGTTGCGCTGAAAGAAAAGAAGATTGCCGCCGATGCCGCCGCCCGTGCGGACGAGCTGGACCTCAAAGAAAGAGCGCTGGAAGGCAAACTGGCGTTGGACGGCTTCAAGGCGGGCCAGCAGGCTACGCAGGCCGAGAAGAAGTTGCAGTCCGACCAAGAACGAGAAGGTGTCCGCATGGGCATCGACATCGCAAAGAGTCGCCAACAGGCGACACAGAAAAACCAACCACCGAAAGGCCCGGCCAAATAAATGATCCAAGACTTCGCACGCGTATTGCGCGAACAAATACGCAAAGACATGAACAACTACGCTGACGACGCCGCCAGCGGAGCATGTCGCTCATTTGAGGAATATCAAAAACTCTGCGGAACCATTCAGGGTCTGGCTATCGCAGAGCGCTATGTACTCGACCTTGCAAAGAAAGTAGAAGACGCAAATGAGTGAACTTAGTCTTGAGCCGGGCACATTTGCCCTACCCGAAGCCATCCAACCGACTGAGGCCCCGGCCCCAGAAGCGACAGATGAAGAGAAGGCCCGACAGCTTCCCGACCCCACAGGTTGGAAACTGCTGTGCGCGGTGCCTGACGTTGTTGAGACATTTGAGAACTCCTCAATTGTCAAAGCCGGTCAATTCATGAAACAAGAAGAGCACGCCACAACCGTGCTGTTTGTCATGAAGATCGGACCCGACGCGTACAAAGACGCAGCCAAGTTCCCCGGTGGCCCGTGGTGCAAGGAAGGTGACTTTGTTCTCGTGCGTACGTATTCCGGTACGCGATTCAAAATCTACGGAAAAGAGTTTCGAGTCATCAATGACGACATGATCGAAGCAGTTGTGCAAGACCCTCGCGGACTTACCCGCGCTTGAAGGAGCAGTAAATGGCAGGTGAATTTAAGTTTCCTGACGAACAGGACGAGACTGTTGTAGTTTCGCAACAAGAAGACGGCGATGTCGAGATCGAGATCGTCGATGACACACCAGAGCGCGACAAGGGACGAAAACCCTTGGATCGGGAGGTGGCAGACCCCACAGATGCCGAGATTGAGACCTACACCAAGGGTGCTCAAGAGCGCATTAAGGAGCTGACCCACGCCCGTCACGACGAGCGCCGAGCCAAAGAAGCCCTTCAGAGGGAAAAGCAAGAGCTTGAGCGTCTTGCACAGCACATGCAGTCGGAGAACCAGAAGCTCAAACAGTATGTGGACACCGGCTCCCAGCAGTATGGGGAGATGGCCAAACAAGCTGCCGAAGCCGAGTTGGACAAAGCCCGCCGCGATTACAAAGTGGCGCAGGAAGCGTTTGACACAGACGGCATCATTGCGGCGCAGGAAGCACTGACTGAAGCCAAGATGAAGATGGCTTCAGTAAAAAACTTTCGGCCAACCGCTTTACAACAGGAAGAAACTGTTGTACAAACTAGGCAACCCGCACCCCAAACGGTGCAACCCGACGAAAAAACCCTGCGCTGGCAGGCCAAAAACCAGTGGTTCGGGGCCGAGGGGTTCGAAGAAGTTACCAGCTTTGCACTAGGGCTGCACCAGAAACTAGTCAACAACGGGGTCGATCCCCGCAGCAGTGAATATTTCGAGCGGATTGATGCTCGCGTGAAGTCTACGTTTCCTGAAGTCTTTGGCGATGCTGAAGATCGTAAGGCGGCTGACTCCCCAAAAAGGCCAACCTCGGTTGTTGCTCCCGCAGCTCGTTCTTCGGGCGCAAAAAAGATTCAGCTTACCCAGACGCAAGTTGCACTGGCAAAGAAGTATGGATTAACCCCGCAGCAGTATGCTGCTGAAGTTGCAAAATTGGAGAGAAATAATGGCTGAAAATCGTACCCCTCGTGATCTTGTGTCACGCGAAAAAACCGCTCGTCCTGTATATGTGCCACCTTCGGCGCTGCCTGATCCGACTCCAGAGCCGGGTTATGTGTACCGCTGGATCATGACGCATCTGCTTGGCGAAGCAAACCCA